AGATTTTATTTACAAGACAATCCTAATTATTTACCAACATTAAATATAAAAATATTAGACAAAGATGGTGATGTTATCTATATAATACTATTAAAAGATGTGATTGTATCATCCTTATCAGAATTAAGATTAGCGTATTATAATACTGATTTCGCAGAACAAACCTTCACATTGCAATTTACATATAACTTCATTGACATACTTTGGACAATAAATAGAGATGAAATTACAGAAGAATCTGTATTTGATTTAAAATTAACAAATGACCCAAGAGATGTGTCAGGACTTGAAGCTGAAATGATTAAGAGAAAAGAAGAAAGTAAAAAGAGAATAGATGAATAAATATTTTAAAAACATTTCAAACTTTCCCAACAAACTTTAATATAAATTTAACTGACAAACGTACAAAATAAAACTGACAAAAACAAATATTTTGTACTATTATTTAATATTAACTTTTAAAAACTAAAAATTATGACTGTAAAAACGAGAGAGAGTAACAAACTGAAAATTGAATTAAAACCATCAAAAGATAACACTGGTGATGTTGATTTTGATTGGGGTTCTTTAAAAAACGACAATTATGTTCCAAAACACAGGGATATTGTTGAAGAAATAGAAAACCCAACAGGACGATTTAATTTGGCTACTCTAAATTTGCACCGATTGTATGAAGGATTAGATAATCTAACCGAAGTTAAAATTGGTACAACTATTGAAGGAAGGGTTATTAAAATAACCGAAAAAGATGTAACATTGGACATTAATAACAAAGACAATGTTATTATCGAGAGAAAAGGATCAGAAGAAAGAATTTGTCAACAATTAAAAGTAGGTCAAGAAATTGATGTACTTATTAATAGTGTATCCGAACAACCTTATTTGATAAAAGGGTCTGTTTCAGACCTTGTTAGAATGAAAGTGGATATTAAGATAAAAGAATTCTTCGAAAACAAATCACCTATCAATGCTTATGTTAGGGAAATTATACCAGCAGGTTACATGTTAAATATAGACATAGACCACATCAATATTGATGCATTTATGCCGAATACGTTAGCTGATGTAAACAAATTGTATAATCCCGAAGTCCTTTTAGGACAGAACATAAATGTGATGTTAGAAACATTACAGCAAGATAAAGGAATTTATGTAGTAAGTAGGAAGAGATATCTGAAAACTCTTATTCCAGAAAAGGTGAAAAACCTCAAATCATATCCGAAAGACAAAGTATTTACTGGTTTTGTTACGGGTACTAGAGATTTTGGTGTGTTCGTACAATTTGAAGAATGTTTAACAGGTATGATTCATAAAGCGAACATCAATGAAGTATTTAGAGATAAGTTAGCTGACATTGCACCAGGAACAGAGATTGATTTTTATGTGAAAGACGTTATTAAAGGTGGAAACCAATTAATATTGACTCAAACATTAGAAGAAAGTCTATGGGATACGGTACGTGTAGGTGATAGATTGGACGGTAAGATAATTACTGTGAAACCATTCGGAGCATTAATCGCTTTAGATTATGAAACAAACGGTTTAATCCAAACAACTTATATAAATAAGAATAACAAATCTCTAAAATCTGGTGAAAAAGTGGATGTGATTGTTATTAGTATTATTAGAGATGATAGAAAGATTTATCTTACTTTTGCGGATGACGCAGAAATGGTGGATAAGTTAAAAGAAAAATCATCTGAAATCGACAAATTGAAGCAAAAATTCAATACTAAAGATTAATATATACTAATAAGACTTAACCCCAAATAATAACCAAATTATTTGGGGTTTTTTTTATAAACAAAAATTAAAAATTAAAGAAATGATTAAGAATCAAATTGATTTCGACAAACGGAAATTTAGAAAAATGAGTGGTGAAGAAATTCCAGAAGTAATTCCTTATATCAGAGAACATGTAAAAGGTGGTTCTGATGTTAGAATTATGGTAGGGTGTGATTCAAAACAAAAAAGAAAAATAACACTTTACTCACTTGTTATTGTATTGTATGATGAAGATCTTCATAAAGGTGCTCACGTAATTTATATGCGTATTAGAACACCTAAAGAAAGAGAATTATTCTCACGTATGATGAACGAAGCTGTTTATGCTTTAAATTTATCATTGTGGTTAGATGAAAAGTTAGAGGATTTTTATATTGTACCTAAATTTACACCGAATGAATACGATAAATCAATCCCCACGAGAAGGGTTGAAATTCATGTAGATGTTAATCCAGAAGAAGGTAGAGATAAAAGAAACAAATCTCATGTGGCTTATTCATCTATAATGGGTATGATTTGTGGAAGTGGGTTCAGAGTTAAATCAAAACCAATAGCATATGCTGCAAGTACAGCTGCTGACTTTTTAGTAAAATAATATATTAAAATGGATAAACATGATATATATTTAAAAAAAATATTTAAAAAATTTCCACATATACGTGTTTTACAAAAATATGAGAATAGTAGTACTAAAATACTACATAATGATATTAGGTGTAGTCATAACGATTGGATGGTTACACCTAATAAAATTTTAATGGGTAGAGGTTGCCCAGACTGTGCAAAAGAAAACAGAAGAAAGAAATTATCTAAAAAACACAATGAATATATAAAAGAAGTTAAAGAAAAATATCCACATATAGAAGTTTTAGAGGAATATAAAAAATATCAATCAAAAATATCACATGATGATATTAGATGTGAACACCAACCTTGGTTAGCACAACCACAAATAATTTTAAACGGATATGGTTGTCCAGATTGTGCAAATGAAAATAGAAGAAAGAAATTATCTAAAAAACATAATGAATATATAAAAGAAGTTAAAGAAAAATATCCACATATAGAAGTTTTAGAGGAATATAAAAATAATAATACACCAATTTTACATAATGATAAAAGATGTACACATAAATCTTGGTTGATTTCACCATCTAGTATATTAATTGGTAGATCTTGTCCTATTTGTGCAAATAACATTAAAAAAACACATGATGATTATATAAAACAAGTTAAAGAAAAATATCCACATATAGAAGTTTTATCTGGATATAAAAATTCAAAAATAAAAATACTATTTAATGATAATAGATGTTTACATAATAATTGGTATTCATTACCACCAAACATTTTAAATGGATCAGGTTGCCCTTTTTGTAATAATTCAAAAGGAGAACAAGATATTATGTTATTTTTAAATAAAGAAAATATTAAATATATTAGTCAAAAAAAGTTTAAAGAATGTAAATATAAAAAACCATTACCTTTTGATTTTTATTTACCCGATTATAATACTTGTATTGAATATGATGGTGATCAACATTTTAAACCAATGGATATTTGGGGAGGTGTAAATGAATTTAAAAAAAGACAACTAAGAGATAATATTAAAAATGATTTTTGTATAAAAAATAATATTAATTTAATCAGAATTAAATATGATGAAAATATATATGATAAATTAAAATTTCTAAAATAGAAAAATACCATTATATGCTATATAATATATAGTGATATGATAAGTAACATAAATTCAATAACCCGTATTAATTTTTATTAATGCGGGTTTTTGCGTTTAAAAAATAATCCTTTTAAGAAATATATGGCTAAAAGTAATGGTAACGGAAACGGTAGAAGAAATGGAACTAGCACCGGAACAATTGAATTGCTTCCTAATGAAAATAGACCAACAAATGGACAATATAATCGTTATGGAAATAGAGTTAAAATTAAATGTAAAAATGAATATCAAAAAGAATTTTTAAATATCATTGAAGATAATGAAATCACATTATGTAGTGGAATGGCAGGGGCTGGTAAATCCTACTTATCTTTATTAAAAGCATTAGATTATATACAAAAACCAGATAACCCATATAAAAGATTATTTATAATGACACCTGCTGTTGAACTTGAAGAGAAATTAGGTGCATTACCTGGAAGTCTTTTGGAAAAATTACACCCGTTTTTATTTTCAAGTTATTATTTGATTGATAAAATAGTGGGGAAAGAAGCAAGGGAGAAAATGGTTACTGACCAAACAATACAACCAATGGCATTGTCATTCTTAACAGGTGTTAATATAGATGATGGAATATTAATATTTGAAGAAGCACAAAATTCATCCGTTAAACAAATGAAAAGATTATTAACAAGGATTGGATACGGTGCTAAATTTATAATATCAGGTGATTTACAGCAAGTAGATAGATTTAGAATTATTGAAGAAAGTGGATTACATTATGCTATGAATCACTTACAAGGAATACAAGGAGTTGGAATATATGATTTCCCACCTAATAGTAGTGTAAGGAATCCTATAATTAATAGAATAATAGAAAAATATGATTAAAAAAGAAAGGGAAGTTAATCTTCCCTTTTTTCATATATAATTTCTTAATATTAATATATAAATAAAATTATAATATTTTCCAATATGAAATTATTTGAATATGCTGATTATATAAAATTACCTGATGGTAGAGTAATAGATCATACTGATGCAAAATCATATCCGTTTCTTTATTTAAATGATGAAGATTTCTTTATTGGAGATGAAGGTGGTACTCATATAGTATCATTAGGAGATTATTTTTATAGAATAAAAAACCAAGAATATTTAAATATAGATCCTAATGACCACGATGAAATTGATAATTTTTTATATTCATATTTAGATACAAGTACATTTACAGGTAGGGTATGGGTAAATGATAAAGTTATATCTTTTTGGGATTTATCTAATGGTGCAGTTGATAGAAAAAGAATGAAAGATATTATTAAGAATTTAGAAGAAAAACTAAATATTAATATTAATCCTAAAGAATGGTGGTTAGAATTTACTGATGTACAAACAACAACACCATATTTTGTGATATTAAATGATTTTATCGAAAATAATGATTTAAAATACGGCGAACTTGATAGAGATAAAAAAATTACTAGTGAAGTAAGGAGAGCTTGGCATCTTTTAAATTCTAAAGAAAAATTAAGATTAAAGAAAGAATACGGCATGGATTATAAATTAAAACATAAACCGTTGGATTGGAAACAAGCATTATTAAGGAGTGAGAGTATTAAATCATTTGAACAATTTAATGAATCTCTTAGAGATAAGATGACAGGTAAATCTTATGACCATGTTATAAATCTTATTTTAAAGAATAAAGTGGAAATTGATGAATATGTTGATACAATTAAAAATAGTATTCTTCATTATTTGAAGATAAATAATATTGATATAAATGATGTTATTATAATAGATGATGAAGATGCTTTAAAATTCATATCAAATAATCTTATAGAATCATTAGGTGAAGGTGATGTAAAACCATATGTAGATGATAGAGAAGATTTATATCCTTTTACTTATTATAATTATGTTAAAGATAAAATAATTTTAATGCATGATGATTATGGTGAATTGAGTGTAGCACTAATTAATTTAAATAAATTAAAAGAAAAATTACAAGGAAACACTAATGAATCCCTTATAGATAAGATGACACCTAAATCTAATGAAGAAATTATAAAATTAATATCATCACCCGAATCTAAATTAACACCCACAGAAAAATTTATAGAAGCTTCACGTTATGGTATTTTATCATTTATTAAAACAAAATTAATAGAAGATGAAAACATTCTTAAATATAATGATTATATTCCATTTTATATGGCTATTCAAAATGGTCATTTAGATATAGTTAAATTTATGGTAAATTATATTGATGATAAAGAAATTATTAAATATGGAACAATGCAATCAAAAAACCTTAATCAAATAGATATTTTTAATTATTTAAAAAATATGAAAAATATAAGGAAATATGAGAATTTTAATGTATCTTTACAAATTAACAATAAAAGTGAAGATATGCATATAAATGAAAGAGTAGAAGCTAAAATGGATTTACCACAAGATGTCCTTGATTTTCATAAGTTGTTTGAAAAAAAAGGATATAAATTATATGTGGTTGGTGGTGCTGTAAGAGATTTCTTGATGGGGAAAATTCCACATGATTTTGATATGGCTAGTAATGCAACACCTGATATAATAATGGATATTCTTAAAGATTATAGAACAGATTTACAAGGTGTTCATTTTGGTGTCGTTAGAGTTTTTACTAAAAATGAACCAGCAGGATATGAAATTGCTTCTTATAGAAAGGATATTTATAGTTAGAAATTAATATATAGAAATATGAAAAATATTTATTATGTATATGTATATTTAAACCCATTAAAAAGAGGTAAATTTATATATGGTGATTATCAGTTTGATTATGAACCTTTTTATGTTGGTAAAGGAAAAGATAGAAGATGTTATTATCATTTAACAGAAAAATCATTAATCAAAAGAAATAATAAAAACAAAATAATAAAAGAAATAATACAAACAGATAATAAACCAATTATCGAAAAAGTTTTTTTTAATTTATCAGAAATTGAATCATACCAAAAAGAAATACAATTAATTAAAAAAATTGGTTTATCATTAGAAAATAAAGGACCTTTAACTAATTTGACATATGGTGGAGAAGGTTCAATGTCAGTTTATATAACAGAAGATACTCGAAAAAAACTAAGTGAATGTGGTAAGAAAAATGGATATAAAGGAAAGACTTTGGAAGAAATTCATGGAATAGAAAAAGGTAAAAAATTAAGAGAAGAAAATAAACTTCGAAAATTAAATAAATCTTATGATATATTATATGGAAAAGAAAAATCAGACAATATAAAAAGTAAACAGTCAAAAAGTCAAAAAGGAAAGAAAAAAATATCAGATGAAGGTAAAAAAAAATTAAGGATAAGAATGAAAAATAGAATAGTTTCAGATGAAACAAAGAAAAAAATATCATTAAGTTTAATAGGTAATAAGAGAAATATTGGGAAAAAACATTCAGATGAAACAAAGAAAAAAATATCAAAATCTAAAAAAGGTTCAATACCACATAATAAATATAAAATACTACAATATGATAAAAATAATATTTTTATAAAAGAGTGGGATTCATCGACAGATGCATCAAAAAAATTAAAAATTTCACAAGGTAATATTACTGAAGTAGTAATTGGTAATAGGAAAAGTGCTGGTGGTTTTATTTGGATCAAAAAATAAAAATAATATATGAATAATAGAAAAAGAAAAATAAAAGGTGTTAAAACCGGAAAAGATATAACAATCAAAGATGATGTTAAACGCAGAGATTTTACCATGAATGCCCTTTTTTATGATATAGGAACCAGTGAAATTGTTGATGTAGTAGGTGGTATGAGAGATATCCAAAATAAAATTGTTAGAGCAGTTGGAGATCCACGAAAAAGATTTAATGAAGATAGACTCAGAATTTTAAGAGCTATAAGGTTTGCTGCTGTAACAGATAGTAAATTAGATGAAAAAACAGAAGATGCTATCAAAAAAGATAGTAGATTATTTAATATATCCGATGTTGATGATGTATCAAGAGAAAGAATTTTCTTAGAATTTAAAAAAGTAAAGGAAAAAGCAAGAAAAGCTAATGATCCTAATATGATTAAAAGGTTTGTTGATATGTTGATTGATTTTAAAATAATGGAACAAGTGTTCCCTGTTGTTACTAAACACAAATCAATTAAACCTACAACCTATTTAACTGTTGCAATTGCACAATCATTAAGAGATAATGATGTAACACCAGAATTTAAACAAGTTCTTATTGATGCTAAAATTCCAACTGATTTTGTGGAAATTATATCTATTTTAATTAGATTATGGCAGGATGGTGGTGTGGCACCAGAAGATGCTTACGAATTGTACAAGGAGATACGAAATAAGAGTGTTAGACGAGATATTATAGAAGAATGGATGAAGGTTATGGGTATTAAACATAAGTCCTTAATTAAGTTCTTAGACTACGTTCCATCGACTCCTGGTAAAGAAGTTATGGATGATGGATTCAAGGGTGTGGGTATTGGTGATGAAATTAGAAGAAGAGAAGCAGAAAAATTTAAAAAACTCTTAAAAGAATCAATTACAGTTTCTTTTGATAAATATAATAATAAGTAAATGAAACATGTTAGATTATTTGAGGATTTTGTGCCAACAAGAGAAGAAAGAATCAAATCTAAGGCTAAAATTTTAGAACGTATTTATGATACTAAAATTAATGGAAAACCCCTTTACACATATTTACACACCACAAACGAAGATGTATGTAAAAAAATATTAGAAAATGGTTTTGAATTTTATGAATTTACTAAAACTGTTGATGAAATATCAAATGATATTGATACTTTTAATTATAAATTAGGATTAAGAATACCCTATGGGAATTTTACTGTTATTATACAAACTCTTAAACCGGTTGTAAACGGCGAAGATGTAACAATTAAAGAACCATTTATTGGTGAAGAAGGAGATTTGATTTTTACTTTATCACCAAACCATGTAAAAGGGTATTTTAATAATAAAAATGGTGAATTTGTGGAAAATTCAAATTTTGAATTATCATGAAAAAGTATTTAGAATTTATAAATGAAGAAGTTGGTCAATCAATGGTTGAACCTTATCCTTATCAAAAAAGTTCTGATGATAAGTTAGCAACATATTATAAATTCACAACAGACGATGATGATGAATATCTTGTTAGATTTTTCCATATGGGTGAATTTCAACACAAGGAAAAATTAATGAATCATTATAAAGTAGAATTCGTAGTAGGTGGTGATCCTTATGATAGTGGTGATTCAGTTGTTGTAAATAAAGGTAGATTTTATAGAGTAATATCAACCGTTATATCTATTATAAAAGAATTTGTAAAGGAAAAGGATCCAATAGAGTTAGAAATTAACCCTGTTACTAATTATAAAAAAGACAAAAGACGAAAAAACATCTATAATAGATATATTGAAAAATTATTACCAATTAATTATAATTATAAAAAATCATTTTTTGGTAATAGTCTATATATCAGAAAAAAAGATTAAGATATGAAACTAACAAAAAAAGAAGCTGACGAGGCTATAAGTAGGTTAAAAAATGAAGTACCTATTGAATATTCTGATAGTTATTTCAGAAGTTGGGATATTAAAACTGTAAGACAACCTTTTGTTTTTGCGGTATGGGAACTCCTAAAAGAAATTTATAAAGAATATCTTAATGAGGAAGGAAGATTAGAAAATATTCCACACGAAGGTAATGAATATTCTATGTTAAATTATCTAAGTACAAATTATAAAGCGTTTCCTTACATAGTTAATTACATAAATAAAAAGATTGTTGATACTGCCAAACAGGGTAAGTTAATAGCAACCCACCAAATAGAATTTAATGAAGATAGAACAAATTGGGTAGAATCAATGGAACATCTAATTTTTATGATGCAAAAATTCAAATATGAAATTTTACTTCCTGATGATAATGGAGTATTCGATAATATTATTAAAAAGATTGAAGAAACAAATAAAAGAGGTTATCTATCCGAAAAAGAAATGGGCAACTTTATTAAAATGTTAATACCACTTGCTAAGAATTTTGAGTTTGGTGGACATGGTAAAAAAAGTGATATGGTAGATGGTATTGATATACAATTTACCGTTGGTAATAAAATAAACACACTACAACAAAAAAGATGTAGTAATGTATACAAAGGTCAATTCCATTATTTTGTCGGTGGTGTTGGTGGTATAAAACCATATCATGTAACTTATCTTGGTTTTCAAACTGGTGATGATGAATTATTTATTTTCAAAAATGATGATAGTATTAAAGTAAAAGAATATGAAGGTAAATTTTCTAAAGATGGTAAAAAATATCAAATCCCTATTAAAAATTTTGTCGCATCTAAGAAATTAAAAAATAAGAAATAATATGAATGGCTAAATTGTTTTTCAGATACGGAACAATGGGTTCCGGAAAGTCACTAGATTTATTAAAAGTGGCATATAATTACGAAGAAAATGGAATGGGTGTAATAATTTTAACATCTAAAATAGACGATAGATATGGACACGATATAGTAAAGTCCAGAACAGGAATATCAAAAGATGCAACAGGAATCGGAGAAGATGATAATATATACGAAATAATAGAATATAAAAAAAATATAATATCACATAGGATTGATTGTGTTTTAGTAGATGAAGTACAATTCTTTAAGAAAAAACACATATATCAACTCGTTAAGATTGTAGATGTATTAAATATTCCGGTGATTTGTTATGGACTTAGATCTGATTTTAAACTAGAACCATTCGAAGCGTCTAAATATTTGATGGCTATTGCAGATGAAATTGAAGAACTTAAAACAATATGTTCAGAATGTGGTAAGAAAAAAGCTAATGTAAATGCGAGATTCGATGAAAACGGTAAAATAGTAACACAAGGAGAAAAAATTGAAATAGGTGGTAACGATAAATACAGACCATTATGCAGGAGATGTTTTAATGAATTAAAAAAATGAACAAGATGAAATATAAAAATAATTTAATATTTATTGGTATATTATCGGTTGTGTTTGTATTAGGGTTTATAACAAGTACAGTAATAAACAAGGATACATCACCACCAATAATGGAAGAAACCGAAGCCTTAATAAATTCTTATTCTAACTCAACAGGTTCTATTGATTCTGTTGAACAATTATCAATAAATTATTATGACACGGCTAATATAGAAATGTTACATTATGTACTCGAATATAATAATAAATCAACCAATAATCTACCCGATTATTATGTTACTAAATTTGGTGATACAATCGTATATAACAAAGATAAC